TTTTTATTTAAAGTGTAAGGGAGAAGTAAACATAAAATTCCTTCTCCACTTACTGATTAATACTAGTTGCTGTTCTAGACTGTATTACTAACCCGCTTGAGTTGTTGTAATTCCGTCTTGAACTTTACACTGTCCGTTAAGATACCAATTTGTACCATCAGACCATACATGAACAAAATCTCCATGTACTGCCTTATTAGCTACAAATGAAATAGTATCTGCATCTGTAACTGTTGCTACTGAACCGGCTGCATCTTCCGGAGAAGATACGTTACCTACAATAATGTTAGCACTAGATGCTGTAACTACTGTATGTGTACCTGTGGGTTCTGTTGCTCCAACATAAAACCAATACTCTAATCCTGCTGCAGGAGTAGGTAGAGTTTGTATTTTAGCTGCTGCTACATTAAGAACGTAACGAGTACCTGATTCGGCTGCAGTAATTGTATTAGCTGCAGTTATAGCTTCTGTATCAGATGGTTTTTGAACTTTTGTTGCAAGCTCACGTACATCAGATACTTTGGCTGAGTTACGACCAGTATCTCTTATATTTACTATTGACATATTATTTACTCCTATAAACTTTATGTGTTAAACAAAGAGGAGGAGTCCGAAGACTCCCCCAAGTTTTAAGTATTAGTCTATTCCGTAGAATGCACCAACAAGAGCTTCATCTCTAAGTACTTTCGCACCATATACATGAAGACCTCTCACAATGTCACCAAACGATGTTGGGTCTCTCAACACTTCTGTTGATAGAATTGTGTTTGCAGTTGCAGTAGATGAAATATGTCCTGCTAAAACTTTACCGGCAGCATTAGATGGTGCAGCAATGTTATTAGACTTGTACATGTCAAATCCACGAAGTTTACCACTAGAAACTAAGCCGTTTCTAATAGAACCTTGTCCTGCATTGTAGTCTACTGACAACAATTTAGAACTAGAGCTTCCTAGAACTTCGTAAAAGTCAGGACCTGCAACGAACCATCTACCTTCTTCAGGTACATTTTGATCGTCTAATAGTCTTGCCATTCTACCCATAAGGTCTAGAGGGTCATGTTCATTAGAATCGAAACCTATATCTAAGTTACCTGTTCCATCAAAAGTTCCGGCAGCTAGATCAGTAGCATTGTCAGAACCTAACACGTGGTTAGGTGATGAAGCAGATAGACCTGCAAACATTGTTACAAGTACAGCAGCATCGTAAGCATCTTTTAATGCGTATGCAGCAGAACTTGAAGCAACTTCTTTAAAGTTGACATGTGACATGTTTGTTTCAATATCGTCTACGACAAATTTAAACGCATTAGCACTATCAACAACTAAAGATGTTTCTTGGTCTGTTAGTTTAGTTTCAGTTGTATCGGTATTTCTTGTGTATGCTTCTACAGAAATAACGGGTTCTTTAATAATCTTTACTGAGTCTCCGAAAGCAGATATTTCACCGGAATAATCGGTGTTTGTAATAGATTCGATTACCGAAGATTTTCTAAAAAAGTTTAAAACCTTTTTAGAGTAAACCGAAGGTAAAAAGAAACTATTAGTTTGTCCACTTACAGAGTTAGCAAAGTTAGCATTGGTATCCGTTGAGGGTTCAAAAAATTGAGCCATTGGATTTTCTCCTTTAAGTTAATTATAGTTTATTTTATGATTCTGCCTTCTTGCATTGCATTTGATATATCCTCTTCGAATTTATCAAACTCTGCAACACTCATGGCAGCAATCTCTGTTTCAGACCAAACTCTTTGTTGATTGGGTTTAACACTAGTTGTTTTAGTGGAAATCATATCAGCAGCAGATTGTCTAGTCTGTTTAGAATTTGACGTAGATTGTGTAACTGGTTGAACGTCTAATCCAATATCCTTTTTAAATAAATCTAAAGCTCTACTGGCTAAAGTTGCATCATCGGGGTTATTAAAAATCCAGTCTTTAATAGCCTCTGGTTGCACAGTAGCCCAATCTTGAAACTCATCACTATTTCTAATTTCATCAAAATCAGGATGTTTTTCTCGAAGATTCTTTTCAGCATCTTTGCGAACCAATTCATTTTCTCTATTCTGTAGAGCACTAAGTCTCTCTTCTAGAACTTTTGTTTTTGATTCACTTTGCAAATGAGCAACAGTTTCAACAACTGCCATTACATCTGGATACTCTTTTTTAAACTCTTCTAGTTCTTCTGCAGATTTTGGAGCTTCATATTCTGGTCTGCTTGCAACAGCTTCGTCTATTAACTCTTGTTCTCTAACTTTAAACTCGTTAAGTTTAGAATCGTAATGTGACTTTAAATCATCGTATCGTTTTTTATAGTTGGGTCGCTTATAAGGTTTATCCTCATTCGCTTCTACTTTTTGTTTTTCTGCTTCAATAGCATCACTTTCGTCATGCTCAGTTGTAACATTATTATCAAAAAATAAACTATCTGACGATACAAAAGGTTTATCTTTTACATCATGCCAATCTTTTTTTGCATTATAAGGGTTGGCTTGTTGTGGTTCTTGGTTCTCGGTTATAACTTCTTCAGTCATATTCTTTCTCCTACGGGGGCTTAATTTACAAGGTAGCTCTATGTCGACTAGAGGGCTTGTATGTAAAGGTAGCCTTTCGGTTGTTATATATGATATAGTGCCTATAAAAATTATAGGGTGGCTTTATCTCGTTTAGCCACTTAAAGGAACATAGTATCTACGAGGACTTGCCTTTAACATTTCTTCATCAACTTTTCTGTTAGGCTCTGCAACACGAGGAATATTACCTTGTGCTGTTTGACTTCCAGTAGTTTGAATTGGAATTGCTTTAGGATCGCCTTCGTCTTCAACCATGCCACCATAAGCGACACTTTGTCTTTCATTAGCTGCAGCTTCTGCATCTTTCATCATAGACATTAAATTGTCTGATCCGATTTCGTCAGTTGCTTTTGCAGTAAAAACAAATTCTCCGTCCGATAACCTTGCAGGTATCGAATCGGACCTACCAGTTCCCGGACCTTCGACAGTTCCTGAACCAGTAAATTCTGTTGCACTCTCGACTACTTGATCAAATATCATACTAAGTCTATCATCTTTTTCGAGAGCATCTATTAAATAATTTCTATCTTCATTAGATAATGTTTCCTCAACAACATAATCTACATAATCTTCTTCCATCTCTTCGTCAGGAAGCATTGTTTGTTCTTGTTCCATTCCCATCAACATGTCCATTTGTTGATCCATTTCTCCACCTTCTGCTTTTTGTTGTCTTGTTGTTCTCGGTTCTTCTTTATCATTACTTTGTAGTTTTTTAAATACTTTAGAATATTCGTCTACTTCTTCAGAAGTTAAATATTCTCCTGACATAGCATTTAAAGATTTAGGTTTTGTACCTGTAGCAACTGAGCCGAGTTTAATTAGTTTACGATATAATTTACCGGCTGTGCTTTTTTCAAAGTCTTTGAAACTTTTATTATTTTTTAATCTATCTTGATAAAGTGCTTCCATTACTAGTTTATGGTCGTTTTGGATGTCTCCACCTTCTTGATAGCCCATCCTTTCTACAACTTCAGGAACTACTTGACGTAATGCTTCAATACCCTTACCACCATCTTTCATAGTGGCTCTACCTGTTCTTGCACCTAAAGGATTAGCTGCTTCTTGTTCAGGTCTTTTTGCTAGTACTTCTGCACGTCTTTCTTCAAACCTTCTATCACGTTCTTTCTTTAATTGAGTTTCTATCTCAGCACCGCTAAATAAACTACTAGCATTTCTTTTTAATTCTGTTTTAAATTTATCAAGTTCTTTTTGTGGGTACTCGCTTTCTTCTCTATCTACGTGAGCCATAATAGATAGCATAAGTTTATCTTGATTATCTTGTCTTTTTTCTTCGCGAGTCATTGTCATTATTTTTCCTTTGCTTTTCCTATGTTAATTGCAAACCAATCAATTACACGATAAAGTTTACCTAGTAGTTTATCATCAGCAGGAGTAGGGGTTAAGGCAGCAACTAGTGAGCATATTGAAATTATCCAAGGTACTACAGTTATTAGAGTAATAATTGTATTTAAAAAATCTATCATTATATTTATTCCTTTCTATTTAAAGCTTCAGTTACTTTACTCGCCAACTGTTCTAGGTGTACCAGAGAATTCAGCTTCCCCTGACTGCGGTATATTTCCAGTTCCGATGTTGCCACCGCCAGTACCTGTAACTCCAAGCTCTTGAGGTGGTTGAGGTACTCCAGTAAGTCCTCCCATTCCTTCCCCCTCACTAGGGGCACTAGTTTCTGTGCCTGCTTCTTGTCCAACATTATTTTGCATTCCTATTATTTGTGCCATCATTGCAGCCTCTTCAGGATCGTTGAGTATTTCATCAGGATCAAGATCAAGACTGTAGGCAAG